ACTGCATACTCTGTGCAAGCAATTGCTGTACACTGGTCATCGGTATACTGGATGGGTAAATACCGCCCCTGCGGTACCAGATCTACAAAAATTCCTCCTGCCGCATAGCAAGGTTTCATCAGCAGTCCGCCGGAGGCAATGCCATAATCCAGTTTCTGCCGCAGTTTGGGTAAAAATCGCTGCAAAATCTCTTGCAACCGGGAATCTGCTGCAGTCAAATCAAACTCTGTCAGTGTCAGCCGTTTCAATTCTCTGGATACGACCGCAGGAATTTGCAGGGAACGTACTCTCTGATTCACCCAGGCTGCCTGATTGCAGTAAAGCGTTTCCCAGAGCTGCAAATGTTCCTGCATAACGCCGCTGACGGTACATGGTACGCCAATCGCAGCGGCAATTCCATTCATATCAATCATTTCATCACCTCCGCCGTAATTCTTTCAGGGTGTGCTTCATCGCTGTCCGCACAAAATACCGCATATCATCCATGGCATGGTCATATTCTTTGATAACCTGATCCTGTCCCTTGGATTTTCCGTCCCATCGGTACTGCCCAAATTCCCGGATGATGTCTTTGCATCCGGCACAAATGTGCAGACGGTCTAAAGCAAGCAGCGTGCCAACATCCCGGATACCGTCCAAAACAGAATTATTTGCCTTGTAAACCCGGAATTTTCCGTGCCGCCGAACGCATTCCATAAAAGAAGCAGCGGACGGGTCAATAATGACTGCCCGCACAAATGGATAGAGTGTTCCGACCAGCTGCTCCAACGCTGTGTAATGCTCTTCATCCGTTCGGGGATTTTGTTTCCGTCCATCATAATAGTACTCCCGCAATCTTGTTGCATTGCCGTTCGAAGTCAGATGCCACAGACCAATGGACGTCGGATTTCGGGTACCATAGTCGCAGGAAACCCAAAATGTTCCCGTTCCGGCAGGTGGCATGCAATCCGGAACCACATGCCTGCTGCGGTCGAACATCGGATACACCAGACCTTCTGCCATTCGCCAAAGCCCCAGAATATACCGCTCATAGAATACACCGGTATACATTCGTTCGTATCGCTGCCGGACAGCATCGGACAGTGCATAATTGTCCTCCATGGTAAAATGCAGGTGCAGCCGATTTTTCCCAGATGCAGCTTCTCCGCCAACCCAGTTCTGAAAAAACCAATGTTCTTCGCTGCCGTCCGGATTGCAGTTGAACCAGAGCCGGGAATCCGTGACAGAACAACGGGCAACTGCCTGATCCACAAAAGATTGCGGCATCAAGGCGGCTTCATCCAGCAGCACACCTGCCAGAGTGATGCCCTGAATCAGCGTATAACTGCTTTCGTCCTTACCGCCGAAAAAATAATAGCGGTTTTCATGTCCCAGCC